TGACCTTAACTCTCTCTACCCTCATCTTATTATGCAATACAACATCTCTCCAGAGACGTTACTTGAGGAGAGACACCCATCAGCTACGGTTGATAGAATCCTTAATCAAGAGATAAACTTTGAACTATACAGCGATAATGCTGTTTGTGCTAATGGTTCAATGTATCGAAAGGACAAGAGGGGATTTCTTCCAGAACTGATGGATAAGATCTATAAGGATCGAACCGTCTATAAAAAGAAGATGTTGCAGGCGAAACAACAGTATGAAAAAACTCCAACTAAAACGCTTGAGAAGGAAATCGCCAGATGCAATAACATCCAGATGGCACGAAAGATTCAACTCAACTCTGCATATGGTGCTATTGGTAATCAGTATTTTAGGTATTATAAACTGGCAAATGCTGAAGCAATTACTCTCTCAGGTCAAGTTTCAATCCGTTGGATTGAGAATAAGATGAATCAAAAGATCAATAAGATCTTGAAAACAAATGATGTTGATTATGTTATTGCTTCTGATACCGATTCCATTTATCTTAACTTGGGTCCTCTGGTTGAAAATGTATACCAGGGAAGAGAGAAAACTACTGAAAGCATTGTCACGTTCCTTAATAAGGTCTGTGAGATGGAACTTGAAAAGTATATTGACCGTTGCTACGAAGAACTGGCAACGTATGTGAATGCTTATGACCAGAAGATGCAGATGAAGCGTGAGAACATTGCTGAACGTGGTATCTGGACCGCTAAGAAGCGATACATTCTTAATGTATGGGACAGTGAAGGTGTTCGTTACGATGAACCTAAACTGAAGATGATGGGCATTGAGGCAGTTAAGTCCTCAACACCAGCACCCTGCCGCACGATGATTAAGGATGGTCTTAAACTTATGATGAGTGGCACTGAAGAAGATGTTATTAAGTACATTGATAACTGTCGAACCGAGTTCAAAAAACTTCCGCCAGAACAGATTGCTTTTCCACGTTCTGTATCTGATGTAGTAAAATATAGATCATACTCCAGCATCTATGCTAAAGGAACTCCAATTCATTGTCGTGGTGCTCTTCTCTTCAATCATTATATTAAGGAGAAAAAACTCACCAATAAATATTCACTTATCAATAATGGAGAAAAGATCAAATTTCTCTATTTGAAGAAACCCAATATTATTAGGGAGAATGTGATCTCATTCATTCAAGAGTTCCCTAAAGAACTTGACCTTGACAAATATATCGACTATGACCTACAATTTGAAAAGAGTTTTGTCGAACCTCTCAAGGCAATCCTTGATGCAATTGGGTGGAATGTAGAAAAAACTGTAAACCTGGAATTATTTTTCTCCTAATGGAACTTCCTATTAACGACAAGGAACTTGCAACTATTGTAAGTGCATTGAGACTTGGTGGAGATGCTGCTCTCTATCAAAAAATCAATACGATCAAAAAGATTAGGGAAACTAACCCTGATACATATAAAAAAGTAGCACGCGAAGAATTTGGATTTGTTATTTAATGGATTTTTTAAAAGAGATTGTAAAAGAGATCGGAGATGACTATACCAAACTGGCAAAAGACATCGACGACACAGAAACTTACGTGGACACGGGTTCGTTCATTCTTAACGGACTCATATCAGGTAGTCTATTTGGTGGTTGTTCTGGGAATAAGATTACTGCCATTGCTGGTGAGTCTTCTACTGGGAAGACTTTCTTTAGTCTCGCTGTGGTTAAGAATTTTCTGGATAGTAATCCTGGTGGTTACTGTCTGTACTTTGACACTGAAGCAGCAGTTAACAAATCTCTTCTTGCAAGTCGTGGCATTGACTTAGAACGATTAGTTGTTGTTAATGTAGTTACTGTTGAAGAGTTCCGTGGAAAGGCGCTCAAGGCAGTGGATATGTATCAAAAAACACCTGAACAAGATCGCAAACCCTGTATGTTTGTGCTAGACTCTTTGGGGATGCTTTCCACTGAGAAAGAGATTACTGATACGCTCAACGATAAATTGGTTCGGGATATGACTAAATCCCAACTGATCAAAGGTGCGTTCCGTATGCTCACACTCAAGTTGGGTCAAGCAAATATCCCTATGATTGTTACTAACCACACTTACGATGTCATTGGTGCTTACGTCCCTACTAAGGAAATGGGTGGAGGTTCTGGACTCAAGTACGCCGCCTCAACTATCATCCACTTGTCTAAGAAAAAAGAAAAGGATGGAACAGAGATCATTGGAAATCTTATCAAGGCAAAGACTGCTAAGTCGCGTTTAAGTAAGGAGAACCAAAATGTTACAGTGCGCCTTTATTATGATGAGCGTGGTCTTGATCGATATTTTGGTCTTCTTGAACTTGGTGAGGCTGGCGGACTTTGGAAAAACGTTGGAGGTCGTTATGAGATGACTGTTGACGGTGAGGTTAAAAAAGTCTACGCCAAAGCAATTTACAAAGATCCCGAAACATACTTCACCCCAGAGGTGATGGAACAACTGAACACCATTGCAAAACAAACTTATTCTTATGGAGCGAATTGAGTCAACTATTCTACGAAACCTTGTTTTCAATGAAGAGTACTCTCGCAAAGTAATTCCGTTTATTGAACCTGATTATTTTGAGCAGAGAACCGAAAAAATTATCTTTGAGGAGATTACCCAGTTTATTGTGAAGTATGGTTCTGCCATTACAACAGAAGCACTTACGATTGAGTTAGAGAATCGCACCGACCTTTCTGAAGTGGAAGTAAAAGATTCTCGTGAGATTATTTCAAGTTTTACCGATATTTCGGTAGAACAAAATTGGTTGACTGATACTACTGAAAAGTGGTGTCGTGATCGTGCAATTTATCTTGCTCTGATGGAGTCAATCAGTATTGCCGATGGGCAAGATGAAATGAAAAATCGTGATGCGATTCCTTCAATATTATCTAATGCACTAGCGATTTCATTTGATAATCATATTGGACATGATTATCTTCAAGACTATCAAGAGAGATATGAATTTTATCATCAGAAAGAAAATCGTATTCCCTTTGATCTTGAGTATTTCAATAAGATTACGAAAGGTGGTCTGGTTAACAAGAGTCTTAATATCGCTCTTGCTGGGACAGGTGTCGGCAAGTCTTTGTTTATGTGCCATATGGCTAGCTCCGTTCTCCTTAGTGGAAGTAACGTACTATACATTACAATGGAAATGGCAGAGGAAAAAATTGCTGAACGCATTGATGCAAACCTTTTGAATGTGCCAATTCAAGATCTTGTGGATCTTCCTAAAACTTCGTTTGAAAACAAAGTTACTAGTCTGAACAAAAAAACACAGGGTCAACTTATAATTAAAGAGTATCCAACTGCAAGTGCTCATAGTGGACATTTTAAAGCACTTCTTAATGAACTTGCACTTAAGAAATCTTTTAGACCTGATATTATATTCGTGGATTATCTCAATATTTGTGCCTCGTCGCGTTACAAGGGATCTGCCAATATTAATTCCTATACTCTTGTTAAGTCGATTGCAGAGGAACTTAGAGGATTGGCTGTCGAAGCCGAGGTCCCTATCGTATCTGCCACCCAGACCACTCGTTCTGGTTATGGTAGCTCTGATGTTGACCTTACTGACACTTCTGAGTCCTTTGGTCTCCCTGCTACTGCTGATCTTATGTTTGCCCTTATTAGCACTGAGGAACTTGAACAGTTGGGACAGATTATGGTGAAGCAGTTGAAGAACCGTTATAACGATATCTCGGTCTTCAAGAGATTTGTTATTGGCATTGACCGTGCCAAGATGCGTCTTTATGATTGTGAGCAAACAGCACAAGAGGATATACTTGACTCTGGGCAAGAAGAGCAGTATAATTATGAGGACGAAAAGAAACCTAAAAAAGCATTCGACGGATTTAAATTCTAATGAGTAAGCAAGTTGATTTTGAAAAGTATCAGAAGTTTGTAGATGCTGTTACTTCAGACCAATCTACAGATTTTGTTGCCCTTGCAGATCGTCTAGTTGAACTGGATGAAAAGGGTGCAAACATTGAACGTCTTCTGACCGCTGGTGTTGGTATCAATGCTGAAGGTGGAGAGTTCCTTGAAATTATCAAGAAACTTATTTTCCAAGGCAAACCTTGGGATGAAGCAAACAAGGAACATCTGTTTATCGAACTTGGTGATCTGATGTGGTATGTTGCTCAAGCGTGTATGGCACTTGGTGTTTCTCTTGATGAAGTCGTTGCTCGTAATGTCCAGAAACTTGAGAAGCGTTATCCTGGTGGACAGTTTGATGTTTATTATTCCGAAAACCGTGAGGAGGGAGACCTGTGACTGATATCAATGTCACTTTGAAGTTGAGGCAGGCAGCGGCAGTGCGTGATGCATTATTCCGCTCTACTGCTCAAGACAGTTATGAATTTCCAGGGCAAAGAACTATTGAAATTCGAGAAGCAATTCTTATTCTAGATGAAAAAATTGAAGAGTCTTTAAATGCTAGCGAAAACACTTGAATCTATTGCAAAAAATGAACTCTATATGGGTTACATCTTTGGTATTATGATCTTGGGTGGATTCATCCGTGATTACAGTGCTCTTGAGGATGTGTATGCTTTAGCAAAAAGGTATATCAAGGATAATCGTGTCCTTGTTATTATCACCTCACTGTTGGGTGGTATACTTCCTATTCCTGGACGTGTTGCTTTATCAGCACCACTCTTAGATGGTATTGCTCCACGAGATCAGGAACGTCGTTCTGATTTTGGTGTGATTGATTACCTATCAGTCCACCATTACTACTGGTGGTCTCCATTAGAGAAGACAGTTGTCCTTCCTATGGCAGTGATGGGTATATCCTATGGAACATTTCTAGGATATACTATTGTTCCTTTGATTATCACCTTGACATACACATGGTGGTATATCTTCACCAAGGTTCCAGCTTCTTCTGTTGTCCCTAATCTAGAGTATGTTCGTGAGTTCAACTGGCGTCGTGCTCTTACTGGATGGGCACCACTGATTGCTACTGTGATTCTTCTATTGAATACAGGCAAAGGTGGGGCAATCTTCTTCTTCCCTTGGTTCCTTGGAATGGCAATCTACTATTCCATCGTTTTCAAGGATTGGAAGTGGGGCAAGTGGTTAGATGGTAAGTTTGCTATCATTGCTACTCTTGTTCTTGCTCTTGGTGGTGTGGTAGGATTGGTGAAAGGACCAGTGATGGAGTATCTCAACGCAGCAACGCCAGGGATGCTTATTCCCGCTTCTTTAGTTGCTATGGTTGCTGCCTATATTATGGGTTCATCTGGTAAGTATGCTGGTATGACCTCTGCTCTTGTGGCAATCTTTGGACCCAACTATCTGGTATGGTTCCTTTGCACTGAGTATTCTGGTTATCTGATTTCACCAGCACATAAGTGTCTCATGATCGGACAACAGTATTTCGGCACACCAATTAAGAAA